GAATGATAGTGCTGATGAATCAACACCAATTTTTGCTAGATAGTCAGCAGCATTACCAAGTGATGAAGCTTGGTTGTTTAGCTCTACGTAGCCATAACGTGTCATGAATGATACTGTTGGCTCGAATGTTGCTGGATCTAGTACTGTGCCTGAAGACATTAGTGGGATGTATGGGCAATAAAACGCTGCCGCATCCATTTCACCGTCACCTTTGTATCCTACTAGGATTGGTGCATCGTCTGCTGCGTACTGGTCTACAAATACACGCATTGTATTGTTTAGTGTACCCACGAATTTCGTGTTAGTTGGTGCCTCGAAAGGACCTTCTGTTGTACGTGCAAATGCTGATGTTGTTGCTGATTGTAGTACTGTTAGCATTGTTGGTGAGATAACAACGTAGTTACCTGCGCCACGACGTGTACGTGTAGCGATTAGGTTAGCCGCTCTGTTAATTAGAACTGCTAGTGCTGCGTGTTGATCACCTACGAATGTAGCTTGACCTGAAACGTTTGCTTGGTCATATGTGTCTGTTGCTGCGCCTGCTAGTGAACGTAGTGAACCTAGTACTTCTTGGTCGATTTCTGCAGTAATTTCTTGTGCAAGTGCTTGCATGATTTCTGCTTCAACATCTAGGCCGTGCATTGCGTTAGCGTCTTGTGCCGCTTCGAATGTCCAACGTGCTGATAGTTTACGTGTTTTTGCTTCTACAGTTTGCTTTAGTACTTGAATACTTAGCTTACGGCCTGCTTCTGCTTCCATTGAAGCTGTTGAAGATGGACCACCTGTTGCTGCGTCACCTGAATAGCCTTTTGCGATTGCAAATGGTGATAATGCTTCATCACCTGCAGCTACGCCGCCTGCTGTTTCTGAATAACGTACACGTAGTGTATGGATTTGGCCTACTGGGCCAGTCATAGGCTGAACGCCTACTAGTTCGTTTGCAATAACTGTTGGCATTACACGACGAATTACTGGTAGGATAACTTTGTTCATTGTTGCAATGTTACCTGCCATTGTTGAGCCTGTCGCAGCTGATTCTGAAAGATAGCCTTTAGTGTTTTCTAGAACACTTTCCATAACTACTTTTTTGTTGCCTGACAGACCATCTGTTAGAGCGTCTTTTGTTACACTCCAGTTTTCAAATAGATTTTGTGACATTTGGGTATACTCCTTAGTTGATACCTGCTAATTTTTTTAGGTTAATAATTTCAGCTTCACTGCCAGTTTCCTGTGTGTTTGCCTTGTTACCTGTAATCTCAGTCTTCTGAGACTCATTTAGAGTTGTTTGTGCTTTAACTGATTCGTTTAACACGGTTGGAAGGTACTTGTTATAAGCAACTTGTAATTTAGTTGTTGCTACTGATTCAAGTAGATTTTCCATTAACTCACGTTTATCTTTCGCAAGCGGGCTTAATAGCTCATCCATTTTTGCTTTACGTGATGTGGCGTCTGCCGCACGTTGTGCTTTTTTATTGGCTGATTCAATTAATGCTTCTTTTTCTGTAACTTGTTGTTGTGCTTCAGCTAGCTGAGCTTTAACATCCAAGATGTCCTGCGAAAGTTTAGAAACGGTTGTGCCTTCTGCTAGGTGTGAACCCATGAATTCAGCAGCAAATGTTTCAAAGATTTTTCTTCCAAACATATTTTCTTTTGCTTGCTGAATGTCTTCCTTGAGTGTGCCTAATTCAGTTGATAGTGTTGATTCAACAATACCAGCTAATTTGCTACTTGCTCTTGAAATAAATTCACGCTTAGTTTCAGCAATCATTTCTTTACCTTCCTTGACAAGGCGAACTTTTTCTGAAATAAGTTCTTGCTTGTCTTGGTGGAATTCGTTAAGTTCTGAAGTTAGTTGCTCCATAACGAAGTCTTCTAATTTCTCGAAGTTTCCTTCTTGAAGTTTGCGATCATCACGTAGTTCTGAAATTTCCTTTTGTAAGGTTTCCATTACGAATTGATCAAGAAGAGCAGAGTGTTCTTTTAGCTTACGTTGATAATCAACTTTTGCTTCCACTGCCGCTTTTTTATCTTCAGCAAATTCTACTAATTCTGATTTGATTGTGTCATTTAACATCGCATCTAGTGCTTCCACCATTTGCTCTTTATCTGTTTCATAACGTCCTGCAAACTCTTCACGTAATTCTGCTGTTATTTCTTCACGTGCTTCACTTAGCTTGCTTTCCCAAGCTTCACTTAGTGTTGTACGTACTTCTTCGCTTAAAACTTCTGAACTTAGGAGTTGTTCGATTGCATGTGCCATTCTTTATCTTCTCCTAATATCTAAGTTAGTAATGAATTTAAGTACTTCTTCTTGTAAGTACTTTTGTGCTGCACCATCATTATTTGTTGCCTGAGCAACATCTAATAATATATTTCCACGCTTACTATTCATAATCGCTTCATAAATTGGGTCAGGATATGCATCAGGGGCACTTGGATTCGCAACAATATCTACTGTTTGAATCTCAAATTCTGATACATTTCCACTTTCGTTAACGTTTCCGCTACCTCTTGACGATACACCAAGTTTTACACCATTGTCCAATAGGGTAATGCAAATTTGTCCCATTGGAGTAGGTAATAGTTTTAGTCTTCCATAACCATCAGCACCTTGCATCCACATTTTTTCTATCTTGTGTGAAACACGGTCGATATTAACTTGTAGATCGTCTGGATGGTCAGCTTCGCCTAATACTGAAAACCCTTCATCAATTTTTGCTTGAACTGATTTAACTGCCTTAGCAATTTCTTGAATAGGGTAAACTCGTTGATTTTGATTACGCTTATCACCTTGAACAAAAATACCTTGCATGTACAGGCTTTTACCGCCTTTGCCATCATCGATAGCTTCGGTTATGATACTTGCCTGATCATACGAAAGTTGTTCTCTAAGTGTATGCATAATTAATTACTCTTGCCTTTTTTCTCAGCGCCGTGGCCGCGTGTCTCAGGTGATAGTTTTGCACCATCGCCTGGGTGTGTTACGCCCATGTCTTTTGCTGATTCATCTGATAAGCCTTTTTTCGAGCCTTCTGAGCCTTTTGCACCAGTTTTGATAGTTTCGCCGCCCATGTCATTTTTACCTGCAACTGGCGAATGTTTTCCATCGTCACCTGCTGACATATCTGCTGGGTGCATACCGTCTTTACCAACTTTGGTTAAGTCTGCTGCTTCTTCTAGCTCTTCTGCATCATCATCTGATTCTGCCGCTTCTTCTAGCTCTTCTTCTTCTGATTCAAATGCAAATTCTTCTTCTACATCATCCTCATCGTGGTCCATTGCTGGTTCGTCGTCTGCATCGCCACCCATTAATGAAGCAAATTCTGCTTTTAGGTCTGCTAATGCGTCTTCAACGTTTACCATTGCGTCTTCAATGTCACCGTGGTCATCATCACCAGCTTCTGGTTCGTCTGCCAATTCCATTTCAGGTTCCATATCCATTTCACCTTCATCTTCGTCGTCAGCTTCGCCAAACGCTTCTTCAGCTTCGATATCATCTTCAGCTGTTTCGATGTCGCCTAGAAAATCATCAGCTTCTTCGTCACTGATTGCTTCTTCTAATTCTTCTTCTGAAACCTCATCTTCTGCGATTTCATCCTGCTCTACAAGATCTGACCAGATCTCACGAGCTTTTTCTACAAAAGCTTCATGAAGTAGATCTGAAGCATTAGCTTCGTCTCCATTCACTAGGCTCTCGATGATCTTTGTATAACGATCTTGAGCACTCATAGTTTATTCCTCC